GATACAAAATGAGCGCAGGAATTCGCAATATATCTGGTAAAAAAGATTGACATGAACATGAGAATAATATGAGTATAAAAGATATCCAGGTTACTACGAATGAGCTGGCTGATCTGTTGGATGTAGATCCTAAATATATCTCGCAGCTAGTATTGAATCATAGTTACCCGAAAGAAGATCACAATTCATTTTCTTTATATGATTTTATTAAAAAAAGATTTGAACATTTGAAAGAGATGTGTGATGATCGGGTTAAAAAAGTTCGTGAAGAAAGAACTCGTGACCGGTATGAAAGAGCCTCTGCTGAACTTAAAGAAATGGAAGTGGAAAAACAAAAAGGGAAGTTGGTTAATGCTGATGATGTCGATTCAGCCTGGAAAGATGCTATGCAGGTTGTTATTAATAAATGGGATGGATTCCCCACTATGGTTGCTCATTTGTTGGTGGGTATTGATGATGTAAAACAAATTGAGATAATACTAACTGAAAAAAAAAATAAAGTAAAAGCCGATATTGCCAAACAAACACTACATACTAAAGCATCAATACCCGGCACCGCTGAGTAATATTATTTCTGCTGGATGGTATTTATGGATGCCGCGAGTTTTAAAGCCTTTGAGTGAATGGATTGCGAAGCGTTATGTTTCGCCTGCTGAGTCTGCGCGCCCGGGGCAGTGGGATAATGACACGACTCCCTTTGCAGTCCCGGTGATGGATGCTTTTTCTAATCCAAAGGTTGAACGCATTACAATGGTTGGCTCTTCGCAGGTGGTTAAAACTGAAATCATCAAAAACATAATTGCATACATTATAGATAATAATATGGGACCGCTGCTTGTGGTGTATCCGAGTGATGGAGCTGCGCGTGAATTCTCTGTTGAAAAGCTTGAGCCGATGATTGCACATAATAAATTTTTACGCGATAAAATTGCACCGGCAAAACCAAACAGTAAAGAGAATAAAACTCTCTATAAAAAGTTTGGACCTTACTTCCTGGCAATTGTTGGAGGCAACGTTCCGCAGGATCTGGCTCGTAGATCTGTTAAGTATGTAATTGCTGATGACCGTGACCGAATCGGAACTGCAGGAAACGAAGGCGATGCTGTTGAGCTTGCCTGGCAGAGAACTGAATCGTATGCTTTTCTCGGACGGAAGCGCGTGGAAATATCATCACCAACAATTGAGAACGCTTCTCCGATTATGGATTCTTATGAATTATCGGATCAGGGCGAATGGTTTGTGCCGTGTCCGCATTGCGATCATTATCAAACATTTAAATTTGAAAATTTTGTATGGGATAAAACGGAAGAGAAAGATCTATTTAACAACGTAACAAAAAAAATCCACAGACCGGAAACGGTAAAGCTGAAATGCGAAAACTGTGCAGAGCTTATCGATGAAAAGCATAAGCAGTGGATGGTGAGCAGCGGAAAGCGTGTTTGCAAATTTCCTGAAAGAGTTGAGCATTTTGGTTTAAAAAATATTAATCGTATGTATTCCTTTTTTAGTCCGTGGTCGGGCATAGTTAAGGAATATCTTGATAGTAAAAACAATCGTCCAAAGCGTCAGGTATTCTGGAATACTGTTATGGGTATAACCTGGAAGCTGGATGTAAGCGAGACGATTGATGAAAATATTTTACTTAACCGGCTTGAGGATTATCTTACAGAAGATAAACCGTTCCTGCCGAATAAAATTTTATATCTCACCTGCGCTGTTGACACACAGGGAGATCGTTTGGAGGTGCAGGTTGAAGGCTGGGGTTATGAGGAAGAGAACTGGGTTGTGCATTACGTGCAGCTCTGGGGTGACCCCGATATGCAGGATGTATGGAATCAGCTTGACGAGTTCCTTACAAAAACGTGGCAGCGCGAAGATGGTGCAACTTTGCAGATCGGCGGATATTATTTAGGCAAAAGATTCTTTGCAACTTTTATCGATAGCCAGGGCAAGAGTGCAAAATCGGTTTACGATTACTGCCTGCACCGCCAGCATAAAGGAATATTTTCAATTAAAGGAAGAGGCGGCACGGGACTTCCGCCGGTTATTAACCGCAGTAAAGTTGGGCAATACCGCCAAACGATACTCATCAACCTCGGTGTGGATTCAATTAAGGAAGTTATATGGAGCCGCTTGAAACGATTTCCTAAAGATGAGCAGGGTAATTTTAAGGGCGGCCCAAAGACCTGTCACTTTACACGCGAGTTTTGCGATGAGATTTATTTTAAGATGCTGCTTGCTGAGCGTCCGCTGCTTAACGATGACCGGCGCGGCAACCAGATTATTCTCTGGAAAAAATTTCCAGCCGGTGCACGCAATGAGCCGTGGGATCTTAAGGTTTATAATTATGCTGCATACCTTTACAGTAATGTAAACTTGAGGCAGGTGGATGAAGCTATCCGTAACGAAATGATGAAGCAGAAAGTGGAAGAGCCGAAACCGCAGCAGTCCGGCAAACCGTTGTTTAAGAATAAAGTTAGTATGAGAGTTTCAAAAGGTTTTATTAATAGTTGGAATGAGTGATGATAAAATATCATTGTTTGTGTTGTAAAGAAGACAAAGGCGAGGATGATTTTTATTGGCGGAAAAATGGAAAGATTCATACACCTTGCAAAAAGTGTACAGCTAAGATTGGCAAAAAATATCGGATTAAAAATGATATCGCATTAAAAGAAAAATATAAAAAAAATGCGGAAAATAATCGCGAGCTTTTGAGGAAAAGATATAAAAAATATAAGAAAGAAAAACCTGAATTGTCAAAAGCTAAAAATGCAAGATATTATCAAAAACACAAAGAAGAGTTACTTCAAAAAAGTAGAAGTTACAACCAGCGAGATTATGTTAAAGAAAAAAGGAAAATATATGTTCTCGGCCACAGAAAAGAAAAACGGACTTATGATAAGAATAGAGTTGCAAATATAGATAATGGCTATGTGCGTGGTGTAATAAAAGTGCTTGCTGGAATGGAAAGCAAATATATTTCTGATGATCTGGTTGAAAGCAAAAAGCTTTTTATAATGATCAGAAGATATAAAGAAGGAAGATTGGCAGAGAATTTAAAACCAACATTAATTAACTTATTACAAAAACAAATTAGAGGGTACGAAAATGCAAGAATTAACAGATGAAGAATTGTTTGACGGTGAATATAAATCATTTAAACTTATTATGATGGATGTTGAGGGTAAACCTGTTAACAAAGAAAGATTGGGGGCTTCTTACCATATCAGTTCAAAGGCTGATAAAAGGAGGCAACATAATACTGCTGCTAATCAAACAAAGATTCAATCAATAGTTTATGCTGTTGAAAAAGGTAAATATTCATTGGAGGGTGGTATTGAAGATCTTTGTGATGTTGGAATATTAAATGCTAAAAATATTTTACGTGGTGCGCCTGCTCAATTGGAAGCTAAAAAGAAAGGATAAAAATGGATAAAGATAAAAACTATAACATCACAATCAACACAGAAGGTGGCTTCGGTGGTGATATGGACAAGTTTGCGCGTGAGATAATTTTTGATATTAAAAAAGCTAGAAAGGCAGAGCTACCGTCAGCGGAAAAGAAACTGATAGAGGTAAAAGAAAAGTTTTGGAAGCGCGAATTAAAAAAATTGAAACAACGGTTAGCTAAGTTCAAAATAAAACGTTCGCCCAAACTTTAAAATAAATGCGCTGCCCGCACTGCAAAACAAAAAACAATTTTAAGCAGGAAGGCACATCTGTTTACTGTATTGCAAAAGTTAAGGCGGGGCTGGGCTTGTGCTGGTACACACTAACTCCGGAAGAGCGTAAAAAATATTTTGCAGAAAAAAGAAAACACGCAGAGCGGAAGAAGCGCAGTAAAGAATACTGGAAAAAATATTATTATGAACATCGCCGTGCGCGGCTGCATAATAATCGTAAATTTAAAGATGGAATAACTCTCAGCCAGGTTGCTATTATCAGAAAAACTTCGTATCAATCCGTGTGGAATAATTTAAGTAAATTTGATATCATCCCGGGAATAAAACCGGTGACGTTAAAGTTTAACCAAAAAGTAATTGAGTGGGTCCCGAAAAAATAGTAAGCAGTAAACAGTAAGTAGTAAGCAATAAAATTTTAAAGGAGAAAAAATGAAAAAAGACGAAGACTTATCAATCAAAACACCTTGTGCTTTTGCAGACGTAAAAAATATTAAACCGCTTCCACCTCCGTCAATTGCAGTAAAGGAAAGCGGTATTGGAACACCTTTGATTTTTGCAATAATGATATTTTGGTTGCTGATGTTTTTTTTGTTATAGGCTTATAGCTTACAGCCCGAAAGAAAGGATCTAACGATGATTAACATAAAAACAAACATAGCCCAGTTCATCAACACCGAAATGAAGCGGATAAAGAATGCAACCAACACTGCAACGTTATCCACAACAAATAAACTGGCTCAGCAGGGATTGACTGAAGCGCGTAAAACTATGCGTGAAGAATATAATATTAAGCTGAAGGATATCACGACTAACTCGAAAGGCAGGAGAGTAACTTATTACGAACGGGCAAAAGTTTTAAGCGAGCCTGCAAGCATCGTTGGTTTGGAGCCGGGAATATCACTCGGCAAGTTTGGCGCAAAGCAGAGAAAAGAAGGTGTTGCCGTCCAGGTTAAAAAGGGCGGAGCACCAAAAGTTATTAAGCACGCTTTTGGTCCCAAAATACCCCGGTTAGGTAAGGGGGTTTTTACCCGTCAGAATCCAAAAGATTCAACTGTGAGCAAGCGCCTGCCGATATTCCGTTTGTATGGTCCCGGTGCTGCAGTGATGATGAATAACAGAAAAGTATTTGCAAGAGTTAAAGCATTTGTCAGGGCAAAGTATGCTATTATTCTTGAACAAGAAATGAAATACAGATTAGGAAAATAATAATTTAATCCGGCTTCGTCCGGCAACCGCCGGACTACGCCGGGATAACGGAGGAAAAATGAAGTATATAAAAATATTTTGTATTGGGACGATATTTAGTTTTGTTATTGGGCTACTCTTATTTTTAATGTTAATTTCTCTGGATCTTTCTGATAAATTGTCCCAGCAGCAAGTTGATATAATTGGTAATATTACTACGATTATTTCGGTATTATTAGGCTTTCTCTTGGGGTATGCGTTTTATGAATCAAATAAAGAAATTTTATAACGGAGGAAAAATGAACAGAGTGTTTCACCAATATTTAATTAATGATTTTATTGGGCAACATCGTAAGACTCAGGAAGATAAACTACCGATAGATGATGCAACCTATTCACTGATAGGTTATCCAATCCGATTTTATGAGGCTTGTTTAATATGGAAAAAATGTTCGGATGAATTAAAATTGGCTTTACAAAAAGAAATTGATGATATGAAAAAACAACCTTAAGTTTACTAACTACTCCCTATTCCCTACTAACTTCTCCTTGATAATTTTTTACAACATTTCGGATTCATTCCTTTTAAAGCATTAACGAAGTTTACATCAGAATTCAAAAGACTTTAATCTTTTTACATTAATCTTTTATCTTGATGTGAACATTCCCGATATCATTTTTGCAGGTGACGATTTAGAGTGGGTTGAATCATTCCCGAATGATGACGCCGGCAATGCGCTTAAAGCTTCCCTCGGATGGACCTACAAATACAGAATAATCAATTCAGCAAACCTTGCGCAAGTAACTGCCGCAGATATCGCATCCACAGCTTACCAGACAGACGATCACAAATTTTCTTTAACATCCGCTAACACTTCAAGCTGGGTTGCCGGTAAATACCTTGCAACCGGTTACTGCGTTAAAGGATCCGAATACCAGGTTATCGGAAGAAAAACTATTGAAATAAAAATTAATGTTTTTACTGCAACTACTTACGATTTCCGCACGCACGCACGCAAAGCTCTTGAAGCAATCGAAGCAGCTATCGAACGGCGTGCAAGCAAAGAGCAGAATCAATTATCAATTTCAACCGGCGGAGGTTCATCGCGTGCAGTGCAGTTTATGACACTGGAAGAATTAATAAAAGCAAAAGCATATTACCAGTCTTTGGTTAATCAGGAGATCGCAGAAGAAAAAATGGATAACGGCGAAGCACCCGGCGGCAGAGTGAAATTACAATTTTCATAATTATAAAATAAACGGAGTAACAAAATGAAAACCTTAAAATCTTTCTTAGCAATTTTTATGATTGCATTATCATTCGTCATCCTGAGCGGAGTCGAAGGGCAGGCACAGGGAATTGTTGGTGTAAAATCTTACAACCTCGGAACCATCGCAAACACAGTCTGGGAATCTTATCAGTATGATACTTTTAAAGGACTTCTGAAAGAATTCGGCTGCACAAAAATTGATTCAATAATTATTTCAATGACTGTGGAAGGCGAAGCAGATGTTGATACTCTTAATTGGTATCCTGTAAACTGGACGAGTAACGGAACCGCCGTTGTTGGTACTGTAAAAACTTTTACCGTAACTCTCAACGTTGCAGCTGCGGGAACAGGCACAGAAAGATTATTTGTTTCAAATGCAGGCATTGCAAGTTCATTGTGGCGAGGCTACGAAGGATTTACCTGGCGAACTCGTGGCGCTGCCTCAGGCAACGATGCAACAGATCCAAATAATTGTAAGGTAACACTTACGTTTTTCGGTTCTTAAACTTACACTTACACTTGAACTTACGAGATAACATACTCGGCGGGCTCTTTAAGTCGCCCTTCAAGCTTAAAGCTGAAGTCAGCGATTTGAAAAAACAATTGGCTGATGTTCAACTTATCAAACGCCAGTATAATATGGCTAAGCTTTCACGGCTCAGCAATGACTGGCTTACGACTGCAAAATCCTTTAACTACGATATTGCCCAGGGCGGTGTAAAGTTAATTGCACGTGCACGCGAGCTTGAGCAGAACGATCCTTATGCAAAAAAGGTTTTACGTCTGCTTGAAAAAAATGTTGTGGGACCAAAAGGATTTTTATTCCGGAATAAATCCGGCGAGTATGTTAAAGATAATAAGACCGGTGAGTTTCGTTTTGTATATGATAAGCTGGCAAACTTAAAATTTGAGGAAGCCTGGTGGGAATGGAATCTGAATAAATATTGTTCCATAAATCAGCGGGCTTCATTTAAAAGATTATGCAAGCAGGCTGTGCGTTCGACCTGGCGCGATGGTGAAATATTCTTTAAAAAGATCCGCGGCTCAGTAAATAAATTTGGTTACGCACTCCAGCCGATAGACCCAATCTATTGCGATCACTCGCTCAATAAAGATTTAGGCAACGGCAGATATATTATTATGGGTGTTGAGGTCGATGAAACACGCAAACCGCTCGCTTATTATTTCCGCACATCGAACATAAAAAATGAAGTGCAGATTGCATTCGTTAATTACGGCAGCTATGAACGCATTGAAGCCGATAAAATAATTCATTTATTTATTGAAGAGCTGCCCGGGCAGATACGCGGCATTACGCAATTTGCACCCGCAGGAATCAGAATGAAAATGCTTTACGGTTTTGAAGAATCTGCTCTTACACGTTCACGCTTCTCTGCAAGAACTCCCGGCGTTATTTCCAAACAGCCCAACCAGATGGCGCTCTCCGGTCCCGGCATCGATGTAACTGAAAAGGATGCTGACGGCGATTGGATACTTGATATGGAAGATGGTGAATTCCTGAAAGTAAAAGATGGTTACGATCTCAAATCACTTGAAAGCGATTATCCTCATCCGCTGCACAAAGAAGCAACTAAGCTTGCTCTGCGTGGTATAGCCGCAGGTAACGATGTTGGTTACTCGTCCATAAGCGGTGATTATGAATCTGTTACCTGGCACAGCGGCAAGCTTGAAAAAATGGATGAGCGTGACGGCTACACAGATATTCAGCAGTGGTTCATTGAAGATTTTTTGAATGTAGTTGCTTATGATTTTATGGAAATGGGAATGCTCTCCGGTGCAATAAATCTTCCTATCGGCAAGCTTGAAAAATTTTACGTTCCTGTTTTTCTTGGCAGAGGATGGGATTATACAAATCCGAAAGAAGAAATACAGGCAGATATCGAAGGGCTTGCAGCAGGAGTTAAAACTATGGAAGAAGTTTTAAGCAGGCGTGGAATTGATATGGATGAACATTTTGATCAGCTGGCGCGTGAAGCTGAAAAGCGTAAAGAGTATGAGGAAAAATACGGCGTTGAATTTATCTGGACTAAACCGGCAGCAGCTCCTCAGCAGCCTATGCCGGCAAATGATAAACCGATGGATGATGAAGATGACGATATGATGGATAGTAAAAAACCTAAAAACGGAAAAGGAAATAAAAAATTATTAGAGGAATTAATATGAAAGACGGAAGCCAAAACTTAAAACCAGCAGAAGATTTTATTGGATGGTGTTCGAGATCCGCAGTTACAAAACCATCGACATTTAAAAAAGATGGAAAGACTGCCATAGTTGAAGCGGTTGTCACAACTGAAAACCCTGCTATCGTTGTCGATTGGTCAAAATCAAATTGGGACCATATAGAACTTGTGAGGGAAGTGCTTTTAATGGATGGGGTCATTCTTCCCGAAAATAAACAAGTCCCCTTGCTTAATACACATAGCCGATGGAGCACTTCAGACATAAAAGGTTCCATTAGAAATCTCCGGGTTGAAGAAAACGGATTAGTCGGCGATGTCCATTTCTGGAGTAAAGCAGAAGATGAAATTTCTCAGGTTGAAGAAGGGCATCTCACAGATCTATCCGCAGGCTATAAAACATTTAAAGAAACAACTGTTGAATTGGCTCCAGGTGAAGAAAAGGAATTCAAAGGTCGAAAGATAAAAAATATTTATGAAGATAGAATGCGGATGCTTGTGCGGACAACGTGGGAAATTAAAGAAGGTTCGCTAGTGCCAATTGGTGCGGATAGTTTTTCAAAGTTCCGTTCAGAGCTGCAGCCTGTCGTTGAGAATAAAAAAGATGACGGGAGTCAGGAACACATTGTGGCTCTTGAAACAAGACTTCACGAACGCCTGTTAGAAATTGAAGAATTAAAAATTAAAAATGAACAATTAATTAAAATCAATCCAAAGGAGATAAAAATGGATAATGAAACCAAAACCCCAGAGCAGATTCAGAAAGAAGAGAGGGAAAGAATAGAGGGTCTTGAGGGAATAAAGAACTCTATTATCGGCAAGAACTACAAGCACGGTGAAGCAAAGCTTGCTGAAAAATTCAAAGAGGCAAAAGAGACGGGCATACCTGTTGAGCTGTTCCGTGCACACGTTTTTGAAAATTATGATGATACCAAACCAGTTGCACCACCTGCAAATGAAATTGGTATGACCGACAAGGAAATTGACCGCTTCTCAATTTCTAAATATGTGCTCGCTGCATTTGACCAGAGCAAGGGCGATAACAACGCATTCAAAAAGCACGGCGCAGAATTCGAATTGGAAGTGTTGAATGCTGCTTCTGCAAAAGCTTCAAAGGAAACGGAAGTAAAACCGCAGGGCAGAATAATTCCTTACGATATCATTGCTAAAAAAATGCTTGGCGGTTTGGGCAAAAGAGCAATGACCGTTGGAACCGTTGCCGATGGCGGTTACTTAAAAGGTACTGAACATCTCGGCGGTGAGTTTGTCAGCTTGCTCAGGAACAGAACAATCGCCGGTGCTCTTGGTGTTAGAATCATCTCCGGCTTAAAAGCAAGCATCGATGTTCCAAAGCAGCTTACTGCCGGAACGTTCGCGTGGGGTGCTGAAGCCTGGGCTGTAACAGATACCAATATGACGTTCGGCCAGGTAACCGGTGCGCCGAAGGAAGGCAAAGCTTCCCAGACTTACACCAGAAAATTATTGCTGCAGTCAGATCCCGGAATTGATATGATCTTGAATGAGGATATGATCAATATGGCTCGCATCGGGGTTGACCTTGCAGTATTTCACGGTGCAGGAACAAACGCTCCAACCGGTGTTGCAATTACAACCGGTATTGGTGATTTCGTTGGTGCTTCTCTTGATTGGGATGCAATCCTTGAAGCCGAAGAAGATATCGCTGTTGCAAATGCTGATATGGCAACTTTGAAATGGGCACTCTCTCCATCAGCCAGGAGAATCTTAAAGGGCAGAGAGAAGGGTCCTGTAACTGCTGGATTCCTGATGGAGCCTGATGGAAGAATTAATGGTTACGGTGCCGAAGTTTCTAATCAGATCACATCCGGTTATATGTTCTTTGGTGATTGGAGCAAAGTATGGCTGCTCGATTGGAATATGTTCGACATACTTGTTAATCCTTACAAGGATAACACAGGAAATGTTACCGTTGTGATCTTTGTTTATGCAGACGTTGCAGTTTCGATTGCATCTGCATTAACAATGGCTGATGACGTCAGCTAATTCCTGATCGAAGTCGAAGAATTTCGCGGCATCTGAAATGGTGCCGCATTCAATAAATAATTATTCTTAATTAAAAATAGAGGGTAAAAAAATGGCAGAAATAATAAAGGCTTATAATCCTGCTGATGCAAATAAGATTGAAACTGTGCTAATTCTTAAGCAGACCAGGATAAAACCCCTTGGTGAAGAAAAATCACGAAGAGCTTTGCCTGGTGAAAAATACCAGATTAGCGGGATTGATAAAATTGAATTGCTGGCTCGCGGACTTGCTACTTTGGACTTAAAGGCAGAGTTGCCTGAGAGTAAAAAGAAACAAGCTCCGAAACCGGTTATCAAAGAATCTTTCTCTAAAAAATAATTCGGTGTAATGACCGCTTACGACAGCACATTTAATCAGCAATTTTTTGATACGGATGTTTTTTCCGTATCTGCGGATTATACACCTGGCGGCGGATCTGCTTCCGCCGTTACGGTGAACTTTTTTAATGAAGGTCAGGAAATTGAATTGAGCGGAGGTGTTACAATCCTGAAGAAGCCTGCACTCCTGGTAAGGGCCAGCGAAGTATCTGACCCAAAGCAGAATGAAACTTTTGAAATAGACGGCACAACTTATTACATCATTAAATCAAATCCCGATGGTGAAGGTGTTTGGTTTATTGAGCTAAGCGAAAATTCAGTGTGAGTAAACATCCTGAATTTATTTCAGGATCTCCAGAATAATTTAAGATTCCGGAACGGAGTCCGGAATTTTTGAGGAAACAATGGGACTCCCAACAATAAAAAATAACGCGATAGTCGATAAAATTAAAACCCGGCTGGAAGCTATTGCAGCCGGTGCCGATTACTATTATACGCTTGATGATGTGTTCGATAACAAACCAAACCTTGCAGATGTCTATGCAAATTCTACAAATACAAAAGTTGCAAACATACGCGATACGTTTTATGAAAAGACAGGCGAAGCTTCCGAGAGCTCCAAGCAGATTTATGATATTGTAATGACTGTCGAGATCGATCTTATTTATAAAGGCAGCGATGCAGCCGTAATTATAAGAAAGATGGATGCCGATGTTCAAAAAGCAATTGCGCAGGATCTATACTGGGATGCTCTTGCGTTTGATACAAATTACGTTTCTTCCCAGCGCAACAGGATGGATGCTTACGGAAGAGTGATAAGCGATTTAACTTTAACAATAAATATTCAATACCGTAAAGATGCGTGGTCGGTGTAAAGAACTTCAGCCCTTGAGTAAGGCTGAGGCATAGTCCTCCTTGTTAAATGATGAGTGATCGGGCGGGCGACGCATAAAAAAGCTCGCCCGGTTATTATGAAAAATGAAATTTATAAAATAAAAACTTAAAGCCCGTCCAAAGGACGAGGTCTCATTTTGAAAAATAAAATGGAGTAAATAAAATGTTTCAAGCAGATAAAAGTTTAGTCCTTGCAAAAATTGAAGCTAACTATGGAGTGGACCCGGTCCCGGCCGAAGCTACTGAAGCAATAATCACTAAAGGCGTTCCAACTTTTGACGTGGTTGGTGCTGTAAGATCCCGCGAAGTTCCTATGCCGACTTTCGGCAGAATAAAAGGTGTTAACGTTGGCGATGCTCTTAAATTATCATTCACAACAGAATTAAAACACTCAGGCACGGCAGGCTCGGTATCACGCTATAATCCGTTATTCCTTGCGTGCGGAATGACCGCAGCTGTCGGTGCAACTGTAGTCTATACACCAGGCTCAACAATGGGCATTCTTGGTGTTACACTTTACTTCTACGTCGGCGGAGTGCTTCATAAAATAATCGGAGCTGTCGGCACATTCAAATTAAATCTTAAAGCTGGTGAAATTGCAACTGTTGATTGGGAATTCACAGGCCTGTATGCAGATAACGCAGCCGATGTTGCATTTCCAACGGCAACGCACGAAGCAATTGCACCTTTAATTGTTTCATCACTTGGATTTACTTACGGTGCTTTTGCTGCAGTTATCGAAGAGCTTGTGCTTGATATCGGCAACACGGTTTCACCTGAGAAGAGTGCTAACGCTGCTAACAACGGGGTGGCTCGTTACTTTATAAGCAACCGCGAATCTAAAGGCACGATGAATCCCGAAGCCGGTGATCTGACTGATACATTTAATCCCTGGGATATTTACGACCAGACAACCGCTGCCAACATTGCGCTCGATATCGGTGGAAGTGCAGGCAACGATTTTGCAATTGCTGTTACAGGCGCAGTGCTCGAAGCTCCTAAATACGGCAGCAGAGAAAATATTTTAACCTGGGATTTATCATTTACAATCAATCCGACTTTAGCAGCAGGGAATAATGAAATAGTAATAACGTTTAAATAATAATTGTCATCCCGGACTCCGATCCGGGATCTTCTAAATAAATTATGAAAAGAAAAATATTAAGAATAAGTGAGCCCTTTCTAAAACAATTTTTTGCAATGGGTAAGAAACCGGGATTTGAAGTAATCGAAGATGGAATTCCCGAAGATGCAAAAATAGTTGATTGTAAATATGATGGTTTTCAGAACATAGAAGGTGCGGGGACTATAATTATTTTATTGGAATCGGAATCATTCCCTGAGGTTGAAGAAGGGAAAGAGTATTCTATCCTTCTGCCAACGATTTCAAAATTGAAGATCAAAGATGAAACAAATTCTTAAAAAATATTCTAACAACATTTTAGCAGAAGCATCGGGCTTGCCGGTTGGGTTTATTTCAGGATATCGAAAAAAAATATTTACAAGTAGCGTGATGAACGGAATCGAAAGATCAATACTTACAGGAATAAAAAAATATGAAAAGGGATTTAACTAATTCAACCCGTGAGATAATCACGGAGAAATATAAATTATAAATGCGTGAGTAATATCTCACGGTCCACCCCGTGAGATAAAATATAATAAAAACCAAAACAGCCGTGAGCTATTTATCTCACGGGATAAAGGGATAAAAAATGAGGGACTTAAAATCAAGCGATCAAAACTCAATAGTAGTTTTTGACAGTCTTACCGCAACGAAGATAAAATTATTTTATCGCACACCTACAACCAAAGAACGGCTCAGATATAAATCTGATATCGTTAATGTATTAACCAAAACCAAAAGCGTGGAGGAAGGCACAAAGATGCAGCTCCAATGGGCAAAGGAACTGGTCACCGGTTTCCGCCAGGGTGATTTTGGTTATGACGGCAAAGCGATATCTGCAAATAAAGATGATGAAAATTATTACCAGGCGTGGAAATCTTTAATGGAAGAAACTGCTTCCGATATAATGCTTGCATTTATTGAAACTGTTATGGACCGTCCGGTGATGGTTATTAAAGATGTTGAGGTGGACGAAAGTTTTTTTTCCGGGAACTCCAGGGACTCGATAACCTCTGGACAGGCGAAAAGCGAGAACAATACTTAAAGCAATTCAAAGGTAATGAAAATGCGGTTGCACTTGTTGAAGCTGAATATGATAAAGACCTTGTACTCGATGCACGGTTTATTCATTCGCTTTACCTGCTGCAATTGCAGAAGTCGGGAATACCTTTTCAAATGGATGATCTGACAGAAGAAGAATGGAAATGGTTAGCATATATAAAATCAGCAAACGACAAATTTTACTTGTGGAAACATCGGCGCAATTAAACCCGTGAGATAGAGTTGTAAAAATTGAAAAATAAAATTAAAAATATAATTAATAAAAAAATATCCTGCGAATTAAATATTATCTCACGGGTTAAATGGCTAATAAAGTTGAAATACAAATAGTCGGTAACAACGTTTATGCAGTAAATGCAATTGACGGTGTAAAGACAAAGCTGGGCACATTAGAGAAGCAGTCGAGAACTACTGCCGATAGAATGATGGGTCATTTCAAAATGATCGGCGGTGCTTTTCTTGCCGGTGGTGCTATTAGTTTTATGAAGTCGTCTATTGAAGCTTTCAAGGAACAGGAAATGGCAGCTAAGAAACTTGATGTTGCTTTGGGCAGGAATTCGTTTAGCCTGCAGCAATATGCCAGCCATCTTCAGAAAACAACAACTTTCAGCGATGAACTTTCAATTGAATCAATGAGCTTGATTGCTGCTTTCACAAAGGAAGAATCGCAAATTAAAAAACTTATCCAGGCTTCTATGGATTTGTCGGCAGCAAAAGGAATTGAATTACATATGGCTACCGATTTTATTACCAAAGCGGTTTATACTGAATATACTGGTCAGCTACATAGACAGGGCATTGAAGCTAAGGGTGTCGTAGGTTCTATAGCACGGCTTAATATGGTAGTTGAACAGATTTCAGAGCTTTACGGCGGGCAGGCAACCGAACAGGCAAAAACTTATAGCGGCCAGCTGGAAATATTAAATAATGCGCTCAGCGATCAGCAGGAGGATATCGGCGGTGCATTGCTGCCAATATGGGTTGCGTTCAACCAGGTGATTGCAGACAACATAAAAAATCTTCAGATACTGAGCGGGCTTGACTATGGTAAAATGCTGGCAATGCAGGAAGCAGCAGCATTATCTGAATTAGGCAAATTAACAAACGAAAGATTTGATGTATTGCTTGAAACTTTTAATGTATATGAAGCAATGAGCGGGCAAACCGTAATACTAACTGATCACCAAAAGAAAGCATTAAAAGAGGCAGCGAAGAATAGGGAGGAAGAAGAAAAAAAGCTTGAAGCTTTAAGAAAGCAAAACCAGGAACGCAGGGAAGAAATTGCTTTTATGGAATTCCGGGCGGTGATGGATGCAGAACTGGATGAAGAAGGTATGTATGAACCGCCATCATTTGAGCCAATTGAGTCGGATAGATTAAACACCTATATGCGATATCAGATGAATTTAATTGATGATCTGAAAGAATATGAGCTTGCTGCTTTTGAGTCAAGAGAAAACGCGGCTTTACAGTCGTTTAGCAATATGGCTAATGCTATGTACAGTTTTTATGATGCAACCGGTCAAAGATCGAAGGCGGCATTTGCATTATTTAAAGCATTCTCAATTGCGCAAACAATCGCTGCCACTTACGTTGCTGCAACTGCAGCTCTGGAACCTCCTCCGATTGGTGCCGGTCCTTTATTCGGGCCAATCCTGGCAGCTACAACTATTGCAGCAGGGCTTGCCAATGTTGCAAGCATTCTTTCAACCAATATTGGCTCGCACGGTGGTGGTGGTGGAAGATCTGCTTCCCCTTCAATGCCGGGTAACATTACAAACAGCAATAACAGAAATGCTAATTACAGCATTGTAATAAACACTCAGGGCGGCTTTTCGGGGGATCCTGATAAGTTTGCACGTGAAATAATATGGCATTTAGACAAGGCGAGAAGTGATGGCGGATGAGTTAATCCCTGAATTTATTTCAGGGTCTTTTGACAAAATTATAATAAAGAACTAAAGATCCTGAAACAAGTTCAGGATGAAGAATTATGAATCCAGTAATACTATATGACAACCTTTTAAGCCGCGGTGCTCTCACAGTTACAAGCGAAGCAACCGGCTACCCGATTGAGAACGTTACAGATCTTCGTTCATTTACAAAATGGAAAGCAAGTTCTGAAGCTACCCAGGATATTGAAGTTGATTTAACTCCTGTCGGGGCATTGCTTGAAGGTGCAGGTGCAGGACGTATTATGCTTGAAGGTGCAGGCGCAGGACAGATTATGCTTGAAGGTGAAGCAAGCGGTGCTGAACTGCCGAATGCAATTGGAATATTTAATCATAACTTTGGTTCCATCGGTGCAACGGTAAAAGTTTACAGAGATAACGGCGGATGGGAATTGCTTGAGACTATTAACCCAACAACTGATAAACCAATTTTATCTTACTGGGTTGCTGCAAGTTCAATAAAATTCAAAATAGAAATAAGCGGTGCAGCTGAAGCGCCTTACGCCGGAGTTATTATGCTCGGTGTTTATTTGAGTATGCCCGATCCTCCGGATGCACCTTACGTGCCGGTTAATGAAGGAATAAAAGTATCAACCGAAATAAGCGAAGCCGGGCACTTGCTTGGTTCTGTGGTTGAACATTTTCCGATAAACATTAATCCGCGCTGGACCAACGCACCAAACTTTACACGCACCTGGTATACAACTTATTTCCTTCCGTTCTGGGAAGATCACGGCAGATGGATTAAGCCGTTCTTTTACGGCTGGGATTTAGTCAACCGTCCCGATGATGTTTTTTACGTGCACTTAGATCCCGGGTTTGTAAGAGCTGAAGCACTTTCGCTTCTTACATACACTGATTCTGTTGAACTGCTTCTTAAAGGTGTGAGTTTATGACCACTTACTTAGCAGAACAAAACAGCATTACACGCACAAAGATTAACATCATCAAATTGAAGATGGGTTTCTGCAGATATATTTACGGTGTTGATCCTTGCACTGCAACTGCTGTTGAAAAATGCTTTAATACATTCCCAACCTGCACAGTTAAAAATGTTTACAGCAGCATCGGCAAAGAATATAAATTCATCTCTGCAAACCTTCCTGCATCAACAATAAACGATTACGGCGTTGTGTTCCCTTACATAAAAAGTATTTCAGATCTTCCAACGGAAATAAAAGAAGAGGATACGGTTGTTAAACGCTTAAAGATTGAAATGTATGACGATAAAGATTTCGGTGTTGGCATAGATCCTTACTGGGAAGAAAGGCGTGTGCAGGTTTCATTCTGGAAAACATTTATTCAAAGAAATAAAAACTACCGCAACGGTATTGTGGAGCTCTGGGAAGGTTTCGCCGGTGTATCAGAAGATAGCTTTGTAATGAAGTTTGCAGGCAAGCTTGACAACATAGAATATAACGGCGGCATTGCAATGCTGGAAGCTGTTGATCTTCTTAAAGAACTTTCAAACATAAAATACCCGCTTAACATTGATGTAAGGACTGCAGAGAATATTCCTACAATGTTCATCGCGAATAACCAGGCAGAAATGCTCACGCTTAATGCAGAGACTCTTGATTACTGCAGGCGCACGGATTTCAGAAATGTAACCGGCACATCTGCGTCTGAATTAACTTCCTCCGGAGGCAACGTAAGTCCGGGCACATATTACCTTAAAGTTTATGCTTACGATTCTCAGGATAGACCAATCGGGCGGAGTGCCCAGTTTTCTGTTGTTGTTGACCAGGGCAATTCAATACAGGTAAATTGGGATGCTTTAAGCAGTGCGTCTTATTATAGAATTTATTTGAAGAATACTTTTAGTGGACCGTTCATTATGTATTGGGAGGATACGGCTTCGCCTTATGTTATTCTTGATGATAATTACGGCACGGCTGGAACAGGCCCGGCTCAAGCTGAAAGATATTACCAGCTCACCGGTGACGATCCTACAGATATAAACGACTGGACTGAAATACCCGGGTATAATTTTACGATACCTATCGAAGGAACGCAGATCACTCTTTTGCCGGTAAGCGGATATGTCAGGGTGAATAAAGAAGTAATTTACTATGCTTCCTATTATCTGTCTGCAGGAGTTTATTATTTAAGCGGAGTTCTGCGCGGGCAGTTTGATACTGAAATAGATTATCACTTCGAAGGTTCTTTCCTCGCTGTGCTTTATTATAGTTTAATTCCTAATAATCCTTTTACAATGCTTAAAAAGATTCTTAATCTTGCCGGGATTGACGATGGTTATATTGATTATGCTTTCCAGGGTTACGCTCAATCCTGGTCGCAATACACTTCCAACCCGCTTGTAACTCTTAAGCCGATACTTAAAGATGTAAAGCTCAGCCGGCTTTATTTTGATTTGGTGCGCCTTGTTAATTGTATGAGCTGGGTTAATGAGGATGGTAAAATTGATATTCTTAATTATGATGATGACGGCGGTGTGCACGTTGTTACAGATGAAGCAAATATAATCTCCGGTTCTTTTGGTGTTGATTATAATGATGAAAGCCGGATGACGCGGTGGCTGATATTCTGGAATCGTTTTGATATTGAAGAAAGTATTGATGAAGCAAATGCTTACAGCCGTATAAATATTGTGGCTGATGCCGATGCTGAAAGCGATGAAGAATACGGCGATATAAAAGAGGACAGGCAATACACAGTATGGTTCAGCGAAGAGAGTGATGATATTGAAAAAATAAATACTTACGTGGATGCTCTTCTGCAGAAGAGAGCCGCACGCACACGCGATGCTCAGGAGATCCCGGATTACCAGGTTGAATTAAAAGATGCAAGTATTAAAACAGGCGACACAATAAAACTTAGCACAAAACATTTAGTGGATATTTACGGCAATGATTATAACGAAGTGCCGTTCAGATTAATTAAAAAAGAAATGATGAACAACAGAATTGCACATAAATTATTAAGGAAACTGTAAAATGTCACCCCGCTTCGGCGGGGTGAAAAAACAAAAAGGAAAATATTATGAAAAATAAAACAACAATACAATCAATCTTGCTGATGGCAGCTTTACTGCTTGCGGGCTTGCTGCTTACTGCAGCTTTGCCGACTAATCCAACCGGACCGGGAGTGCCGGCAGACAGCACAGTCTCTCAGCTTGGTGCTGTAACAACCGCCGCAGGCACGGACGTGCTTTACATTGTATCCGGCGGTAACTCTAGAAAAATATCCTGGTCAAGTTTAATGAGCATCATCCGCGACAGCCTTGAAGCGCGTGGTTATGCAACTGCAGGCGATTGGAGCTGGGATGGCGGCACTTTTGATGCAGGCTCTGCGGGCAGGGTAACGTTTAATGATAGCGTATTATTTAATTATACCATTTACCTAAATGGTGGTAATAATAAATCAAAAAGCATCTGGCCTTTTACAACTAACTCTTATTCAATTGGGACTGCAACAGCTAGATATGCAGAAGGTGTTTTTAAGAATTGCAAAGCAGATTACTTTATAGTCACAAATCCGGGTGCGCCGGAAACTGATACTGTGTTTTTTAGTTATGATGGGAACAAAATAACTTTAAGTGCAAGTCTTTCTTTTAGCGATTCTGCTGGTAATAATGTCGGCTCGGATGAAGTGCCTGTTGATTCAATATATGGGCAGGGGTTCGTTGGGCAGAATCATTTAGCGATAATTGCAGGAGCCAATGAGGGCAAAAGTAGTCCGCCTGCTATACTTGCAGATGGTATATTAATAAAACCGGTCGGGCTGCATTATCAGCAGACTTATAATACAAGCGGAACAACCAGATCCCTTACGCTTAATAGCGAAGTTGTAATAATAAATGCTTCCGCCGTCAGCGGGCAGATTGATACACTTTATATCGATGATGCTTTGGTCACAAACTTGGGTGTCCCGATAATTACAATCTATAATAGATCTTCCAACGCTATACAAATAACAGATACCGGTGGCGCCGGGTTCAAATACTGTATTAGAGGCAATGGCAATATCGCTCTCGGTCAATATGATATTGTAAGGCTTTTTTATGATGCAAATTTTGAGCAGTGGATTGTAATGTCAACTTATGCAAATGATTAACAAAAAATTAAAAATATAAAGGTGACGTAATGATAAACACAATTAAAAAAATACAAGATTACAAGATTGCAAGATTTTTTTCGCTTGTGGTTTTCAGTCTTGTAATGTTTCAATTCTGCAATTTTGCAATCTTAAAAGCCCAATTCACAACTGACCGCGACACGCTTGTAATCCTTTCGGGTGACTCCACATCATACTATTATGAAGATGGTGATACAACCGCAGGTTACGATCTTAACGGCAAAAAATTTGTCGGGGTTGACTTTGACACAACCTCTGCATTTACAGCCGCAAAGTTTTTCATACAAACTTCTGCAACATATAACTCGGCTGCAGATACATCCGGCGGAACTCCTTACGATTGGAAGCCGGTTTCTTATAAAGGAGTGCTTTACACGTTTATTCCAATAGTTGGTGGAATAAACATATTAGACCCTCAGTTTCTGTATGCACTTAAAAGATACATAAGGTTTGGGTGTTACACCAGTGGTGATGCCTGGGAAACTGAAGCGGGGCCGAGGAAGTTAATTCCACTCATCCGAAGCGGATTTTAGCGTCAATTAAAAATTATAAATTATAAATGAAAAAAATAATTTTAATACTGCTTACTGTTTACTGTTTACTGATTACTGGTTACGCTCAGGAAAACAATCATATTTTTGTTGAACGCGGATCCACAACAACATTAACGTGGAAAGCTGCCGGTGATTACTCTGCTTACGACAGTCTTTACTTTGTAGTTAAGCCCTGCACATCTAATACGTGCGCACGCTTAATACAAAAACCAACTACCGTAAGTTACAGCGAGCCTTACACAACATTAACCTGCACGCTTTATGTGGATGAAACGGCGAGCTTTAATGCGGCAAAGTATTACTATTCCATCTATGCTTACGGACCCGATACAGTTTGGGTTACAAGCGGTAATTTTAATTTGATGCTGAACGGGCAAACTCCCACAGATGGAGTGCCGACAACAAGTCCTTACTATACAATTGCGCTTTCACCTCCTGTTCACGACCCCGCTTATATTATTGGTGACAGCTCTGCCGATAGCTGGAGTCAAATTGATTCTGATTCAATGAGAGTGTTGCTTGGTGTGGATACTGTAACATTCGCAACCTCTCTCCCCGACTCCATTATATACACAAGCGAGACTGCTGACTTTGTAACTAAGTCAACAGCACAGACGATTACAGCACAGAAGAATTTTATGGGAATGGTTAAATTCAACTCTGATACTTCTATGATTGCCGGAACTACTGATGACGGGATACCTCTATTCTTGAAATGGGATTTAGCAAAGAATTACAGTACATATTATTCAATCGCTAATTTGTTCACCGTGTCACCATCAGGCTCAGACTCAGTAAGTGATTGGACTATGCAATTCAGGACTTGGAATTATTTAGGGGTTATGGGTCACGGTATGTATTTTGGATTGAACCAAAATTATAGACGACTAAACGAACCTATCTTTTCTTTTGTTAGCGAAGCACCTTATCGGGCATTAGATAGTGTAGAAATTTATGAATGGTATTGGGCTTGGGCAAACAAAATAAATTCTCCAGATTATAGTTACAGACCATTTGGATTAGCTGTTTATTATTACAGAGACCCAATCACAAATTTACCACTTAATACATCCCCTGGGATTCAATTAACCCCAGCTCTCTCTGAGATAACATTCTTAGATAAAGACAGAAATTATATTATGCAAATGTTATTTGATGGTAGCGGATATTCAAATTGGGCTATAGATGATACATTCAATATAAGTTACCACGTGAATAATGGGAATTGGCTCTATCAAACTAAATCGGATGGAGTGACTGGCAAGGAAATAATAAGAGTTGACGATGATGATGATGTAGTCGTAAGTCCAGATGGATCAGACCATATAAAGTTAAAATCGCCTATCAATGGGCAAGTAAAATGGAATAAAACTCAAAGCTCTGGTACTATACCGATAGAACCAGATACTTCTAATGATAAATTAAACATTGGCAGCAATGAAGGATTATTCACACAGCAATTATCGGTTGGATATTTTTATACTGATACAACTGGGAGATTAAGCGGCGAAATAATAGCAAACCCAAATTCGGGAGTCCTAAGCTATTTGTTTCCATTGGATATTGTCGTCAATGGAGATTTCACGGATTGGACGGGAGACGACCCCGATGGTTGGACTGTGCAATCAGAAGATGCTGGGAATTATGTGGAGGAAAGCCCAACGGGACAACTTCATTTTGTAACTGATGGTTTGTTGGGGCCGAGTGTCAGGTGGGGTTTAAGTCAGGACGTCCTTATGCTTGGTGTAACCTATGGATATTCTTTTGAAGTTACTGTTGCAACTTCTGATACAGTTGTAGTTGCTTTTGATGGGGTTAACTTAAATATAAGCACAGTAGGTATATTCATTGGTGAATTTACGGCGACAGGTTCTACACAAATACTTATAAGAGAAAACTTTGGTGCCGCTAATATTACGTTTGACAATTTCAAAGTATGGGTTAAAAATGGTGCTGCTAAACAACCAACTTATATTATCCACGCACCACAAAGACCAGACCAAATATTAAATCCTACAGTTGATGATACTGTAAGTAATTTTTATACACATAGTGCGATCATAATAGATTCAATTCAAGTTAGAACTGATGATTCCATAACAGTAGTAGGAACTTTCGGGGCTTTGGGATTAGGCACAACTTGTTTTAATGCTTATACAAATGTTTCTGGATGGAATTCTATTACAACTTTTAATGATGCCACAATTCCTGCGGGTAATGAAGTTTATTTTTACTTCACTTATATAGGCGATGCTTTAACTTATTTTAGATACAAGATTTATTGGAGAGAGTGATGAAAACAATATTTATCTTTTTACTTTTATCTTTTACACTTCAAGCACAAGGATTCAAAACTCTTGTTCTTTTAATGGAGGATGAAGTGGTCGCAGAAGATGTTTATGCTGTTGACCTAAATGGTTCAAATGAATACGCAACGAAAACATCGCCGACAGATGTTGACTTATCTGCCACTACTTTTTCTATTATTGCTTGGGTGAAAACACCGAGCACAATAGACGGAGGACAAAGAGCAATAATCTCGACAGATGCCAATCCTACAAGGGGTTGGGTATTTATGCTCGCAGCAAACGAAGCTTGGGCTTTTGTGATGGACAATAGCACGGGTGTTGCTGTTGTTTCACCCGCCGAAACAGAAACAGATACTTGGAGACTTATTATTGCGACTTGTTTTGATTTAACTGGAGGAGTATCGGATTATAAGGTATATGTTGATGGGGTCGCAACGACAACGCTTAATCAAGGCAATACAAGCTCTGGCGATTCTAAATTAACGGTCGGGCAAGATGGATATTCTCAAGGATGGTATTATCCAGGGTTAATAGGGCAAGTTCAAATTGTAAGCGGGTATGCTTTAACAGCAGATGAAGTTACAGTCCTATATAATGCAGGTGGCACATTAAACGCTTCTTACTTGGGCGGAACGGTTGTCGCTTGGTATAAATGGAGTGGTACTACTGATGTAGAAATGTTAAATGATTATTCAGCAAGCGGGAATGATTTAACTGGGACAAACGTAACAACCGCAGACCAAGTTTTAATCGGGGCTACTTACTAAATGAAATATCTTTTCAGCCAGAGGCTGATGAGCCTCATATTCATATTACTAACAATAACTTCTTTTGCACAGGAAGTAATTATAATCCAGAGAGGAAGCGGAACACCTAACCCGCCTGATATTACTATTGATTATATGGTCACTTCTGAGGGTGATACGATGTTTACATCAGGGGGTGATACAATGAAATTAGCTTTTATTCAATTTGATATTTTAGAACAAATTAAAAACGGAGATAATGGTGAAGAAGATATTATTCTTCCTCAGCGTACTTATGCTGTTCTCAACAGCAAACGCACAATGGACTTCACAGTTTAATAATGCTTGGTGGTCAAACACCGAAGATGCCATAAATCGTTGGTTCCCTACTGGTAGAGATTCGGCCTCTACATTATTGATTGTAGGAGGCAGCGGAGATACTGTCCAAGTAAGAGGCAAGTTTTATTTCTGGCGGACTAATAGATATGTCCCGGAAGATAGTTTATATACCATCGCACAAATTGCAGCAGCATACCAACCATTAGAAACAACCTTAACAGATATTGCCGATGGAACGATAGATGAGAACTTAGTTAATACTGCTAATCCTTGGGCTGAGAATGAAATAGATTCTACAATGGCGACTAAAACAAATGTGAGTGATTCAATAGCTGCTCATACAGTAGAAGGAACAGCTAATAATCAATTTATGCACTATGATTTAGGCAATGGATGGACGGCTCTTTCAGCAAGTGTAACTGGTGACAGTTTATTTAAGGCTTATACTAACTTACCAACAGCAACTACAATAGGGACTGCTTATATTTATAGAGTAGGTGGAACAGACGTAACTGATGCAGACGTAGCTGATAATATTACAATCACTAATATTTCACAAGTCGGAGATATAACAGCAACAGCAGCAGAGATAAATTATACTACTGATGTTACTTCAAATATACAGGCACAATTCAAGGGGAAAGCAGATACTCTTGCTTACCATTGGGGAGTAATGGATACAGTCACAGTTGGTGATTTAATTGCTTATAAAGTGGAATCGAATATAACGATAATAAAAGTTAGTACTTATGGAACTACCGATAGTGTAAGATTCAATATACAGGAAAGGGCAGCAACTACTCCCAACACAGCAGGGGATTCTTTATTTGCTTCTCCTATGTGGTCTCCTACAACTGGCAGAGATTCAACTTCATTTAGCGGTTCAGGTGGTGCTAATTTTGCTAAAAATACCTGGATTCAACCGGTAGTAAACGATATAACAAATGCAACAAGATTTGGAATAACGGTATGGTATATAAAACAATCTTATTAATAACTTTAAGTGTATTCTTAATAAACGCACAAATAATACTTAATCCTAAAAGGAGTGATATACTAAATCCTCCTGGTGGTAGTGGTGGTGGAATCCCTGTTATCGAATCATTTACCACCGATTCTATTTTAGCGGCACAAAGATTAATCTTGAATAAACCTTCGGGAGTGGTATCAGGCAACTTACTTATAATCGCAGTCACTAATGAAAACACGGATGATACTCAACAATGGAATAATACAACATATAAACCTTCCGGGTTTACCTGGATTACAACTTCTCTTGGAACTGCCGTAACAGGCACAAATAATTCACAGACTCATTGTGCTGTATTCTGGAGGATAGCTGATGGTTCAGAAAATGATACTATTGGTGTGCCTTGTGTTGGCGGTGTTATGGAGCAGATTGGTTTTTATTTAAGAATTTCAGGTGCTCACGCAACTACGCCAATTGATGTATCGGATAGCCCGATGGATTCAACTTATTACAACGAGCGAGACTCTATCCAAATTCACAGTTTAACGACTGGTTATGCTAACGAGCTTGCTTTATTTGTTTGTGCAAGAGATTATGGAGATGGATTACCGCACACTGTTTCTGGGACGGGCTGGAGTAAAATTTCCGAAAACTTAGCAAATGCAGGTGACTTTGGTTTAACTGCAAGCATAGGACAAAAAGATGTAACATCAGCAGGTGCAACTGGGCAAGTTACAGTAACAGCTATAACGGCAAGGGGTTCTGTGGGATTCCAGTTTACAATCAGGAGTCCGTAATTGATGAAATTAATTTTAACAATAATATATACGATAGCTTTAGTTGTTGTTTTAAGTTATAGTTTATTTGCTACTAACTGGTATTGTGATGGTGCTTTAACAGGCACGGATAATGGAGGCACAAGCTGGGCTGATGGATGGGAATCTTTTGCAGAAATAAACTGGGCTTCGATAGGTGCTGGTGATTATCTTTACATTTCAGGCGGGACTGATTCTCTTATTTACTATGAAACATTAACTCCTCAATGTCAAGGAACAATTACTAACCAAATTACTATCATAGCTGGTAAATATTCTCCTTCTCCTTCCGGACATTCAGGCAGAGTGATAATAGATGGTCAAGCACAAACAAGAGATAATAGCATTTTATTTGATGATTATGCTGGTGGGTCTCCTGCTTATATCACTGTTAAAGGATTTGAACTTAGACAAGCTACCGGGGGGATTGAGTTTAACATTGATGATGTTACTCCGCCTTTAGCAATAGGAATTATAATAGATTCTTTATACATATATGATTGGTATGACTTAGCCGGAATACAAGTTCAGGGGAATACAGACGGCTTAATCGTTCAAAATTGTAGAATTGTAACTTTTCTAAATGATGGCGTTCAAACTGATTGTTTCCATTTTAATGGTACAGATACTCAACACGCAAGAAGAACAATAATTCGTAACAATGTTATTCTAAATAAGAATCAAGACCCATTAGCTCACAATGATGCTATACAGGGTGTTATCGCTGATGGTTTCGTGATTTATAATAATATTATAGTAAATGATTCAGTTTATTCTTCAGAAGGTGGCGGATTACCATTTATACTTGGAGATATTGATTATAATTACGGTGAAGCAATAGAGAATAGATACCCTGTTATTCTTTATAATAATTTTTGTTATATGGGAGGAGTTTGGTATCCAAATGGTAATCAAGGTTTTACGATGTGGACAAGATATTACAGTGATGAAATACATCAACCGCTTACTTATATTATAAATAATACAGTAGTAACAAATGGACCCAGAGTAGCGGGTATGGGTCAGGAATATAAGATGCACCTTGTCATAAATAATATTAACGCAATGTATTGTTTACCAGATGGGACTTATGGCGAAGATTGGAGAACTGGCGGGACACACGGTTGGCAGAGTAACTTTTCTGCAAATAGTGGATGGGAAACCGCTATGGATATAGATTCTATAAGAAGTAATTTATTTTGGAAAGAAGATAGTACTCAGACTTTATTTATTGGAGGTTATACATATCACGACCCACCAGGTGGAACAGGCGGAATTAGTGGATGGTCAGATTGGTTAAGTAAAGGTGGAACGGGACTTAATCGTAATCCAAAATTCGAGCAGAACTTCGGACACGAACCGAACCAGAGTGTTTTAGTTCCTGATTTACAAGCAGGTTCACCAGCTACAGGAGCCGGTGAATCTTTAAGAGCTTTGTTTGATTATTTTGAAGCTACCTGGGGAATTATTCTACCAGAAACAGATATGTACGGCAACACAAGGGATATTGACAATCCATCAATAGGGGCTTATGAATTTCAAACTGGGGCGACACCAGCAATAATAACTAAAGTTTTACCAGGAAATCAATGATAGATATAATTTTAACATACTTACCAATCGTAAATTTCATCTGTATAATTATTTTATTTATCTGGATGAACAAAGTTAAAGGACAAAGTATATGGTAGAGATAATTTTAGTAATAGTAATTGCAACTCTGTTTGCTTCTTTAGGTGGCTATATGGAAGTGCAGGTTTTATGCGGACAAACAAGAGATGAAAAGGCTTGGACTTCTTGGAGTTGGGCTGATTACAAAAAAAATTGGTATTGGTTTACAGACCAGAACGATAAGAAGAAAAGTGTTTATGATTCTGCTCATATCTCAGAAGGTGCTTTGTATGCTATGATGGCAGTAGCACTAACTTTTGTTTTATACTTTGCATCGGGATTAGAATGGTATTTCTTATTGATACTGCCAATACTTTTTTGGCTGTATATGTTTTGGATTAGGAACATTTGGATGCACATTATTTTGAAAGTTAAACCACTTTGGTATTACTTAATTCCTATATTCGGCAAATTATTCAAAAAGGAAATAAATAAAAATGCCTGAAGTATTATTAACGGTTGCAACAACAGTGCTTAGTGCAGTCGCATTATTGGTTCTGAAGCATATCACAAAAAAGATAGACAGGTCGAATAATCGTGGAAGGTTATTGAATTATAAGATTGATACACTTGTTGATTGTACGTCAGAACAATTTGGTAATGGAGATTTCAAAATTAAGTTTAGTAATACGCTTGAAGGTAAAATGAAAGAAGATAATTTTATCTATAAAGAATGAAAAACTGGATTAAAGAAAACTTAGGTAAATCATTCACTGCTTTTGGGTTGGTGATAGCAATCGGCAGTTTTATTGTCGGGGTTTACTTTGCTCAGCACGATATTAAAAGTGATTTACAGATTAAGGAAACAAAGATTGAATCATTAAAACAGGAAATCAGAGACTTAAAAGATGATGACATCTGGTATATTAAACAATGGATAAGTAATCCATCAAATTATAGATAGGAGAAAAACAATGGAACAATTTCTTTATTCATTCGCAGGGCTTTATATTGTCGCACTGCTCGGTATGCTCACCCACTTTCTAAAAAAGAATATCAAGGGTGAGACGCCAACTGAAATACTCGGGTACTTCAAAGACAATTTTAAGAGTTCATTAACCGCGATCATATTAACGTCTGTTATGTTCTTTGCTTACTATCAGCTATTCATTACTGCTGAAAGCGTAAAGGATATAATGATTGTGTTTCTGATCGGGTATGCTTTCGATTCTACATTTAATAAATATGAAGCTACAACCGAAGTCAGTTTCAAAAGATGAAATTCGATAAGCTGCATTTGATCTTATTCATCCTGTTTATCGGGATGGTGCTTTACCTGGCATTCTGCAATGAGCAGGATACTCTTACCAAACGAGAGGGCGAAGCACTGGCAGAGAAAAGCGAGCTTGCACTTCAAAAGCTCGATGCAATGTTTGAGCATCTTAAAGAGCTTGACAGCATTAAAACAATTAATAATTATTATTCAACAGTCTATAAATATGAAAAACAAAGGAAAGACAGTCTGCTCAATATCCATCCTGAGCTTGCTGATAGTTTGTTTCTTTACTACGTCCGAAAGCTACAGTCAGAACCTTCACCCCTTACAAAATGAAATTAACAAGGCTTTACCGGATGCAATAGATCTGCTCATCGAACTGGGGCAGCTCCGGCGCGCTTACGTGGATCTACAGAGTAATTACATCCTTTACCAGATGGATGTTGAAATGATCCAGTCCGGTGTTAATGATGTGAAGAGGATGAAGGATAACGAAATAAGATTCTGGAGGGGAGCTTATGAGCAGGAGAATGTTTGGTACAAATCAGTCTGGTTTGGAATAGCGGTGGGTGCGGTGGTCACTGGCGGAGCGGTTATTCTGGCAGGGCAATTAAAATGATCCCGTGAAATAACGGGAGAACAAAAATGATAAATTTATAACACGGGGTATTTCACGGGATGAACAAACAATTAAACGAGCAAGATTATAAGAACGCTGCCTTCGATCTTGGTGTTGAGGTTGCAGCATTAAAAGCAGTCGCGGAGGTTGAGAGTGCCGGTGATGGTTTTCTTCCGGATGGATATCCTAAAATTCTTTTTGAAGGACATCTGTTCAGCAAATATACCGGCGGCATTTATGATAAGGTTGAGCCGACAATTTCTTACCCTGTGTGGACCAAGGAACATTACCTGGGCGGTAAAAAAGAATATGACCGGCTGCACATTGCAATGGCTCTTGGTGATGGAACGCGTGATGCAGCTCTCAAAGCAACGAGCTGGGGAAAGTTTCAGATACTCGGTGTAAACTTTAAAGATGCAGGATATGAGAAGGTAAGTATGTTCGTCCACGATATGCACATCTCGGAGATCCAGCATTTGAAGGCATTTGTAAATATCATCCGGTGCTGGCAGTTGGTTGATGCTTTGAAATATCTTAAGTGGGAGATTTTTGCAAGACGTTATAACGGTCCCGGCTTCAAAAAAAATCAGTATGATGAAAAGATGTTTGAAGCTTATATGAGATTTAAAGCTGAAGAAAGAAAAGCGGTGTGAGGGGAACTGTGGAAAAGGTGAATACTAGATATAAAATTGACAAGTTAAAGGTTCTCATCGATGGACTTTTGACAAGGGTTTATTTCATAGGTGATCATATTATAAATCTGGAGTATGAAATTGCAAAGGCTAAGGAAAAGATGGCAAAAACAGAAAAAGAAATTAAAATTAAAATGGATGAACTCCAGGAGCTCGCAAATATTGAATTGAAAGAAGAAGCAGAGACCTTGCGGGAGGCTGGTTTGTGAAGCCAATTAAGAGTTCGGATGTTCCTCCCTGACATCCGTTACCGGTGGATGCCCTCTTCCACTGTGACTGCTGAAAAGAGCGCCCCGCCAAGGCGGGGCGTTTTTAATTTAAGCGAGTTCGATACTTATTACTAACCGGCCAGAGAACGTGGCACAGGCGCAATCTGTGGGCTTAATTCATATACAATTACGAGTCAGATATCGAGTCACTGTAAATCCGGTGATCGGTAAGCAGTAATTGGTAATCAGTGTAAGGATATGTTATTATAAGGGTTTACAGATATTAAGAATTACACAATAAAAAACGACCCAGTGTTGGGGTAGTATTTCTTTTGCTCTATTGTGGCGAATATTACAGGATTATGAGGGTTTGCTTGCACTAATTAGCTCTCTCGATGAACAATTTCGAGTCACGTTCGAGTCATCACTAGCCGATCTTTATGCGCTGCAGTTCTCTGGATAGGTGTTCCTTTGATATGTTTGCGTAATGCCGTTTGAGTGTGCGCAGGGAGGTGTTTGTCAGCTCACTCAGGATCTCTATCGGCACACCCTGCCGGATGGACTCTGAAATGAATGTGTGCTTGAGCCGGTGAATGCCGTATGTTGTTTTGAGCTTGAGTTTCTTCTGGACTTTATTAAAGAACTTTGTTGACCAGATATCTTTGTATGGAAATATCTTTCCTGATTTCTTTATTCCAATTTGTCTGAGCAGATCCCGGAACTTAGGGACCAGCGGAATTGTAAACGGTGTGCCCATCACTTTTACATTGCGCAGGATGATGAGCTTTCTTTTCCAGTCAATATCTTCCCATTTTAATTCAACAAGCGTGCTTACTCTTACACCGGTGTTTACCAGGAAGTAAACGAATGCGTGATGGAGTTTATTTTTTTCTAATGCACTGAGAATCTTCTGGATGACTGCAGGCTCGATGCTTCTGATAACTGATACACGCGGCGGAATTATTTCGATGATGTTTTCTTCGGTGAGCTTTATCTTTATAAAATAATTCCACAATGAATGAAGCGTGCGTGTGTAAATACTCCGGGTGTTCTGTGAATGACCAAGCTGGTTGAAAACTGAAAGCAGCCTGATGTAATCCCTCACGGAATATTCATTAACAAATTTATCTGCAGAAGCTTTAAGAAAATAATTGCCTGCTTTGGTGTAAATTTCTTTTGTGGATTTTGCGAACGGTTTTATCTGAAGGAATTCTTTTAGTGCATCTGAGAAGAGAATATATAATTTATCTGCATCGATGAAACCTGCGGGGAGAAAGTTTGTGCTGTAAGTTTTTGCAATCTTCTGTGCAGATCTTCGGTTTGCCTGGTTGTCTTTTAGCTTTAAACTTTTACGGCGTGAATATCCTTTATGCGGGTCATAAAATTTTAAGTAGAGCCGGTTATTGATTGACTCAACTGTCGGCATTAGTAACTGGGAGTTTTAACCGCACCGGATACCATCATCCCTAACATAAAATAAAGTGTGGCAAGCAGACAGATTACAGAAAATATTTTTGTAACCTGCGGCTCGGTTTTGGTTGCAAGTATCTGCACCATTCTTACTATGATGTAGATGCCTATCATCAACCCGATATATTGAATCATTTTTTTACCTCTGCTTTCTCGTTATTTTTATTAATGAGTTTTGTCTCCAATTCAACAATCCGTGCTTCTAACAATTTAACTTTATCTTCAAGTTTGGTTGTGTAAGTCAAAAAGTGTTCGGTTAATTTTTTACCTGTCTCATCTTCACTGTAACCAAAATAATCAATTTGCTTTTCTTTAACAATTATTTTTTCCTCACCGGTGAGTAACCAATTTATATCACAGCCGAGTTCAACAAGGCTTTCTATATAATTCAGTGGATCAAGTTTACCTTCAAAAACTTTATTAAGATTTTGAGGATATTCGTCGATTGCTTCGGCAAACTTCTTTTTAGTCCACCCTAATTTATTAAAATAATGTTCGATTCTATGCGAAATATCGATTTTATTCATTTAATAATAAAAAAGTATTGACAAAACAATATAAATGTATTATTATTGTAACAGTCATTATTACTTATAAAAGCTATTGACTTATGAACGACAATATAATAAAAGAAAATATTTCCCGCACACCTAAAGGTTCTGCCTGGTTCAGAGCAAGGATACCGGAGCCGATGCTGATTGATATAAACATTCTCAATGCCAGAAGGCGACCTGAAACGTTTAGCGAAACAATAAAAATGTTGCTTGAAAGAGGTCTTTCTTCTAACGGCAAACATACAACAGAACCATCTTCAAAATCTCAAGAAAGTTAAATTGATATGAGCAAGCAGCTTGAAATTTTACAGATTCTTTTCCGTAATGATAAACCAAAAAGCTGGCTGCAGAATGAGCTGAAGAAAAAAGGGATTGACAAGGATCTGCAATACCTGCTTGATGAAACCAGATCAAAAAATTTTGATGTAAATATTTACGAAACGATAATTGAGATCTTCCGTGAGCACGGAATTATTCCCACCGAAAGCGACCGCATAAAAAAACTGAGAAGTAAAGTGATGGAGATAAACGGAATCATCGCAAGCGGTATTACTCTTCTTAACGAAACAATGAACGATTATCTAAAAGATGATGAGCTTACCTTCGATGAAAAAGCAGAGCTGTTAAAAATGATTGACGGAATAGAGAAGCAGTATGCTCATTTGGATGAGTTAAAAACATTAATTAAAAAATGAAAAAACCTGAAATACTTAAAGGTGAGGTGCTTGAATATGTTGATTTGGTAAATCATAACTATTCAATTACACAAACTCTTGGTTTCTATTTACAACCCTTCAAACCAGAAATGATAACAGAATATTTTGAGGGATGGGAATTAAAAGGGAGGACAATCGCAATTTTGGATAATTTGCTTTCAATAGATTTTTATGAAAGAGGAAGATTTATGGAAATAAATGGAGAATATCTTGCCAGAAAAGTAGAATGGACTATGCCATACCCATTAACTAATTCTCAATTCATAACCAACTGCATACAGGCAGGAATAAAACTAACCTGGAAGGATTGAACAATGAACCAGCTAACAGAAAATTTAAGAGAAGTGCGCGGCTGTTTGGAGAATATAACTGAACGCCCTGATTTGAAAGAAGCGCCGGTTGAAGTGCGCGATCATTTTTATTCTGCACTTGGCCATCTGAGTCGGGCAATTCAATTGATGATGTTCAAATATAATGAAGTCGATAAGAAAGTTGTGGTAAAGGATGGAGTTCCGTTTGAACAAATTACAACGAGGCAGGGATGAAAGATGTTGAACGAAGTGAAATCCGCCTTTGGCGGAGTTGATGGAAGAGGGATGATGGAAAACGGAAGATGGTTGATGGATGATGGGACAGCAGAAGCTTTATAATAAATTTTTAAGGTTATCGATGCAGAGGGATTTGTATTCTATTCCGCAGGCGGCGTTTAGGATTAATTGCAGCCGCAATGTTTTTACGAGGAAATATGTGGAAACAGGAAAAATAAAATTGGTTGTTGATGAAGGAAAGTTAATGGTGCCGGCAACTGAATTGCTTTATGCAATTAGTGAGATGCCGAAAGTAGTTCATAAAAATAGTTTGAGGAGAGTTCAATGAGAGTAAACACAAAATATAGAAATATTTATGCAGAAGAGTTTTATAACTACGATAAGATACCAAAACATATTTTTGCTGCTATAGCCGGTTCAATAATATCCAGAATAATTCCTATCCTCGATGATGATGAAATGACTGATGTTGAAGGTTATTTATTCAGAGAATGGGATAATTTATATATGACAGGTTGTCTTGATTACAGACCAACTAAAAGACAATCTAAAAAATAATGACAAAACTTTTATTCAACCGCAGGAAGTTAATTGAGGTGGAGGACAGCAAGATTCTGCAAGGTTTTGCTAATTCGCATATCATAAAAGATTACAGCGACCACCCGGAGGAAGTAAGGCTTGCGCTCTTCGTTGCATTCGATGAGCCGGTTGGGTTTGGTTCTACTTTTAGAAGCAGTAAGGAGTTTTATAAGCTGTTCGATAAGTGGTGTGCGGAGAAACATAAATTCAGTTTGAGTAATGGCTCTGAACTCAGAAAAAATGAAGCCACTACCAACAAGCCGATTGGTGGGCTAAATTCTCTTTCTGCGAAGAGGATATAGTTGCAGAGGTTAGGGAGTGATTAGACGCTTGTCACTCCCGTTTTTTATTTTGAAAGAATTTATAGGCGAGAAATGAATGCACTTGAAATTTTTGCTCTGGTAATTGTCGGGCTGGTGGTCTTATCAATTGTAAGAGTTTACCGGAATGACCGCAGGCAGGATTGGGATGCAATGTATGAAAAGGAATTTATAAAAAATTATCTGAAAGGTAAATGAAATGTTTACTTACGAGCTGTTAACTATTATGGCAGGAGCGATGCTGGCAGGTATGATTGCTGGTGCATTATTGTTCAATCGACTTCTTAAAAACGACCGCGACACTCTGCAGATTGAAAATATGAAACTGCAAACGGAAATTAAAATGGCTGATCTTTCGCTTGCATCCAGCCGTAATGCTAATGAAGCTTGTTACGATCTCGGCAAAAAGGATGGAAAGGCTGAGCAGATTAAGGAACTGGGCAAAGCAATGCTTAGTGAATCGACTGTGCTGCGTGACGGCAGTATTGCAAAGATGGATAGCGAGAAGTTAGGACCGAAGAAGGATGTTGCGTGATGTGGCGGACTGATGCAACTATACCTGATTTGAATGAGGATGAGTTCACGGATCCATTAGAGCCGGACCTGGATGAAAATGATGATTCTGCTCACGAATATGAAGATGATGAAGAGCCGGGACCAACTGAGCCGCCGGAGTATATCGAGTGAAAACTTTTCTCTGTAACATAAACGGTAAGCTAAGTCATAAGCGCGGACGAAGTGCAGAGGCTTTGCGTGACAGGATACGTGCAACTTTGCTTAAGCAGTTCGGCAGGTATGATGATAAGCGGATTGATATTAAGCTGGTGAGAAACCCGCACGAGGGAAGATGTAAGATGGATGATGGGAGAGGGAATTCAATCACTGATCAGTTGAGGCATATATGAAAAATATTTTAAATGCTTTGCTTGCGGTGTTCTGTTTTATTTTTATTGTTTTATTCGGATGGTTGCTTAAGTGGGATAAGTATGAATCTAAAGAAGAAAATGGAGAGGTGTTTGATGAGTGAATCAATGATGTATTTTATACTTGGCTTTTTGGTTTGTCTGTTTGTGTTATTTGTTTTTGCATTGCTTGGAATAAATAATGATACCAAAAAAAATGGTGGTAAAAGTTAATGACTCTGTCCTGTCCTGAATGCAGCTTAAAGAATAAGGTGAACTTGATTCCGGGCGGGTTCTTTTTTAACCAGGCGGAGTATAAGTGCGCCTGCGGGTTTTACCTGGCAACTTATGCAATGAACTTTTCGGATGCAAAGAGTGATTTGAAAAGGATAATAAAGCAAGATCGTATGAAACTAATTAACGAATGTCAAACTAAATAACGGAAAGGTTCTATTTCCGCCATAGGCGGATCAGCTTCAGGCTGAAAAATGGTTTGGCCCGGGCAAGAGAAACAGCACTTTCGCCCTTTGGGCGAGATCTCGTCACAATGTGACGGACTAAAAGGCACCCGGGCTTTACTTTTAACAGAAAGGGAAATGAATCTTAAGAATTATACATCTAGTGTGCCGGTTATCAATTCAATCGGCAGGATTGAACACAGGCTTTCACAAGCAGGGGCTACTCATATTGCTAAACAATACGCCAAAGAAAGACCTATCGGGATGATATTTCAGATCCCGATAAATAATATTCCTATGACTTTCAAGCTTCCTGCCAAGAGTGAAAAGGTGTATGATTATATGGTTAAGCAGAGATCCAGACCTCCTAAACAAGCGCAGAAGGGATCCATCCAGATGCAGGCTGATAGAACTTCCTGGAAGATATTATCAGATTGGATTGATATACAGGTTAGTCTTATCCAACTTGATCAGGCAGAGGCTGTTGAGGTTTTCCTTCCTTACGTTTATGATGGAAGAAACGACAGAACTTTATTTGAGAAAATGAAAGAGAATAATTTTAAGCTATTAACTCAATGATTGACTTAGCACAAATAATAAAAGAACGGATTACAATTACTGAAATGGCAGAGCGGTGCGGCTGCACGGTTCAGCGTAATGGCTTTGTGCTTTCACCGTATCACGAGGAGCGCACTGCAAGCTGCAAGCTTTATACTGATAATAATTCTTTTTTTGATTTTAGTTCTAACCAGGGCGGCAGTGTAATTGATTTCTGGATGGCTTTATACAATGTGGAGTTTAAGCAGGCGGTGAAAAAGATTGCGGAAGTGTGGGGTTTGGCTGGTGACACACTTCGACAGGCTCAGTGTGACAGACCGATTCCTGCTAAACCTATCCGGACCAAAGAGGAAAATATTTTTGAGTGTATGAACGATGCTGAGCGTGAAGTTTATGAGGAGCGTGCTGCATTGGCAGATGAGAAGCAGGCGTTTAAGGAGGTAAGGCTTTTAAGATTGGAACAGAACAAAAAAGTTTTTAATGATTTATTTGAATATTGTATTACCAGGGGTTTTACAAAAGAGTGTTATGATTATCTGCTCAGCAATCGGCATCTGTCGCTAAAGGCAATAAGCAATTTTAAGATATTCCAGATAAGAAATTATTATGAAGTGCAGAACCATCTGAAGAAAAATTTTAGTATGCGATGCCTCCAAAGTGCCGGGCTCTTTAACCGAAAAGAGGGTGAGGGCGAAGAGTCCGGTAACTTAATTTTCTTTAAACACACACTTATTATTCCATACATCTTTAACGATGAAATTGTTTACCTGCGCGGGCGTTATTTCTTTGAGGGTAGTTCAAGTGTAAGTTTAAGTGGGAGTAAATACTTAGGCTTGCGTAACGATGCGCTTAACGTGAACACTCCAAAAAGATTTTTTAACCGCGATGTAATGCGCACGATGTTGAGTGGTGAAAGGCTTTATATTGTTGAAGGTGAGTTCGACGCAATGGTAATGACTGACCACGGTTATAATGCAATCGGTATCCCGGGCATAGGCAATTCACCGCCTGCAGAGAAGTTTCATCTGCTGAAGAACTTTAAGGTGATTGCTGTGCCGGATAGCGATGAAGCGGGCAGTAAGCTTACTGACCATTTACAGAAAATTTTTAACGACAGCGGGATGGAGTTGTTTGTAAAGAAGATCCCTGCGAAGGATGTAACGGAAATGGCGGGGGTAGCGTTATGAATGAAAGACCGATAATATTTTCTATTGAAATGGTAAAGGCAATTCTGGATAGAAGGAAAACTCAGACGAGGAGAATTGTGAAACCGCAGCCGGAAGATTTTGAACCTGGTGAGGGAAGATGGAAATCACCAATTAAATGTGAATACTACAATCCAATAATGGTTGATAGATACGGAGAAGAATATCCCGGTAAAGAGGTCTTTGGTTTTGCTGATGAGAGAGAGGGCTGGGTTTGTCCTTATGGAGCACCGGGCGACAGGCTTTGGGTGCGAGAGAGCTATGCAGAGTTAGATAAAAATGTTTTTTGTTATAAAGCTGATTTCAAGGAAGAAGATCAGCATCCCAAATGGAAACCACCAATCTTTATGCCTCGAATTGCTGCAGCTATCTTACTTGAAATAACAAACTTAAGAGTTGAATGGCTGCAGGATATTAC